TTAAAAAAGCTCAATATCGCTAATCCATGATTTATCTATTTTATGGGTTACTTTTTTGATAATGAATTTCTTATTTCCATCTTCCATAATCAAATTTAAAAACGCTCCCGCAAAATATGGACGCCCTATTATACTCAAATTTCCTTTTAGGTTTGCATTTGATTGTTTTTGTAGTTTGGACTGAGCTAATTTTAATGCCTCGTTTCTATCTTCTTGCATGCTTACAAGCTTTAAAACTGGCGTTCCATTTCCAGCTTTTACAACTTCATCAGTACCAGTTTTACTATCTCTGTATGTCACTTCACAGCTTGAATAATTTGTGGTTTCTTTTTGTTCATAGCTTAGGCTTATGCACTCATCGGCGTTTAAAGTGTAGCTTATGCGGTTACTCTCTTTGTTTTTGTCTATTAAAATCAATGTATTGTTTTTCACGCTAAAAGTAAGATCAAGATCAGTAGCTATCTTTTGCAAAAACGCTACATCACTTTTATCGTGTTGTTCTAGCGTGACGACTTCATCAGCTCTTATAAAATCTATCTTTGTTTTATAGCCGTTTTCGTTTGCGATTGATAAAATGATGTTTTTGTAGCTTTGATTTGCAAATGTTCTGTTTTTTTTATCTTTAAATCCACTCATAAAATCAGCTGATATAGCCTCGATATCAAAGCTTTTTTTATAATCAAATTTGATCGCTGATATTTTAAAACTTCCTAAAAAATAGCCATTAGCATAAATTATAATTTCGTCTTTAAAGCGTGGTTTGGCATTAGCCCACCTTAGCTTTATATTGCATTTATCAGCTTCGTCGCCCTCGTTGTCTTCTATGCTTATGCTTATCCAGTCCATGAGTGAAGTTTTATCCACGCCGTTATAAAGTATTTTGATAGTTGGTTTTCTAAATTCGCTTATTGCCATAAGTATTTGACCTCATCATATTTTTTTATCTCAATCTCTGGCAAATTCACAATGTCGCCAGCTCTAAGCTCACCACTTAAAAGATGCTCATTTTCACGTAAAAACTCACTAAAAACATCTTTAGCTAAAGTACCGTAATGCTTAAAGCATATAAAATCAAGCTGATCGCCATCTTTGGCTTTGTAATAAGTCATTTCCAATCCTTTTTTATCTCTAAATCAAATATTGTTTTAGCTTTTTCTTGAAGTTTTTCTGTGTAGCTTAGTAGTGCTTCGTCTAAATTTGATATTTTTTGAACGTAATAATAAACACTTCCACTTATGCAACCTTTACCTATATTCCACCCACTTACGCTTACGCCCTTTTTGCGTGTGCCGTAAAATTTACCTCCTCTTTTATTTTCTAGTTCATAATAGCCACTTGGGTGCGGTCTTGCACTTTTTTCAAGCATAAAAGGAGTGATGTACTTCGTGGTAGATGTAAGCTTGATGCTTAGGTCGTTTTGTTTGGCTCTAACTCTTTTAAGTCTTTTAGCGTGCAAGTGTTTGTTTTTGACTTTTATATCATCTCTTAGCATCTTTTTTTGTTCTTTTGCTATTTTAGTAAGCGTTCTATTAAGTGCATTTTTAAACATTCCACTTACTGCTTTAGCATCAAATTTAGCACTCATATTTTCATTTCTTTACTTACCAAAACGCCACTTATATTTAAGCTTTTGGTGTAGTAGGTTACGCCGTTATACTCTGTTTTTATAAAGTTTTTGGCTATTTGTGTAAGACTATTTATAACTATATATTCGCTATTAACTAGATCAAAACAGCTTATTTTTAGCGGTTTTACTTCTTTTACTAGCTTTTCAAAATCCTTAAATCTGCTTTGTTCATTTAAGAGTATATTTGCCTCAAAGCTTAAGCTTTCCTCATATCCTCCCAAATGCGTATAAACTGGCTTTGTGATAGTGTCTTGCTTATCTAAATTTATGCTTAGCGTTTTAGTTATGGTCTCTATATTGTCTTTGACTTTAAAAAAATATTTGTCGATTTGGATTATCATTTTTTACCTCCAAGCTACATCTTCAAATTTATAGCTATTATTTTGAACAGCTTTAGCCACTTGTTCGGGCGTTGCGTTTGAATTATTCATATTGATATTTAACGTTTTATAGTCGTTGATTTGGTTTTGTTTGGTATTTTGCATGATTGCTTTTTCTTTTGCGATTACTGGCTCAATGGCTCCGTTGGTGCTTTGTGCGATGTTTGTATTTGTTGTAACTGTAGCATCATCACCCCAAATCTTAGCCCAAATGTCTTTTATGGTGTTCCATATAGCTTTGACTCTGTTAATAGCTTTTTCAAAGCTAGTAGGGATACTAAAAATCAAACTTATAACGCCCGTTATAGCTGTGATAAGAGTAGCAATCACTCCAAAAATACTAGCAAAAACCTTACCAATGACCTCGCCCACGATTTGCCATCCACTCAAGCTCTGTTTTGATAGCTCACTTTGACTAAATAGCTCTTTAAACCAGCCTATAACTGGACTTAAAACAACGCTTAAGCCCTCAAATATGTTTTTAACCATTGTTAAAACTGGCTCAAACGGACTAAAAGCCAATAAAAATGCTCCTTTGATAGTGCTAAATCCACTTACAAAACCACTAAATAACGCCTTAAATCCATCCCAAAACTTCCAAACCAAAATCAAAGCTACACCAATCCCAACGGCTATAAGCCCAAAAGGATTAGTAAAAAGTGCGGTGGTTAGAACTTTTATACCTCCAACCACTCCCAGCAATAAGCCTTTAAGCATTGTCAAAGGTGAGCTTAGCATTGCGGTTAAATTTAGCTTTTTGAGATTGTCTATGCAAGGTTTTAAAGATCCACTAAAATTAGCGCAAGGAATAGGCATTTTAGTAAGTATTTTTTGATAATTACCAAGTAATAGCGTGGATGATGCTACTGCTATATTTTTAGCTAAAATTGCAGCTCTTAAAGCTATAAATGCGACTGCTGTCGTGAATATGTATTTTGTAAGATTTGGAAATGTAGATACTAGTGAGCTTATCAAATTTACTAAACTGCTTATAGTCTCTGTTACCATTTTAAGAATTGGTAAAAATAGCTCACCTATCCTTTGACCTAATTCTTGAAAATTTTGTTTTAAAATTTGGAGCTTGTAGCTTAGGCTCTCTTTTTGGCGTTCGTCTTCTTTTTGAATTGAGTTTAAATAATTTGCTTCGTTGCTTGTAAGCTTGATTATATTTTTCCACTCATCCATGCCATCTACTAATGTACTAACGTTTTTAATATGTTCTTGTCCAAAAAGTGCTTTTATAATCTCAGCTTTTTTATATCTATCAAATCCTTTAAGGCGATCAAAAAATTTAATTAATGTGCCTTGACCGTCTTTTTCAAATGCTTTTTTCATGTCATCTATATCAATACCTAGTCCTTTAAAAGCTTTTTTAGCTTCAGCCGTAGCGTTGCCACTACCACTAAGTACAGAAAATACCTTGGTCATTGTTGTTCCAGCCTCACCGCTTTGTAAACCTAAGCTTGTCATTGCAGCGCCTAAGTTTGCGACCTCTTTTGTGCCTAAATTTATCATTTTACCAGCTGAGCCGACGCCCGTTAAAAGGTCTATTACTTGTGGCACTGAAGTGTTGAAATTGTCAGCTACTGTGTTTATCATATCGCCTAGCTCTTCAACGCCTTTTATACTATCAATCTTAAAAACATTTTTAAGCGTTGCTATGTTTTTGCCAGTCTCTTCGGCACTCATTTCAAAAGCATTACTCATTTTAGCTACTAGCTTTGTATAATCGATCAAATCTTCTTTTTTTATTCCAAGTTTTGCACCTTCAGATGTAATCCCAGCTAGTTCGTTCATGGTTTTAGGCACTTCTCTTGTTAACTTTATGATATCATTTGAAAAACTCTTAAACTCTTTGTCGCTGTCAAAATCAACTAGCTTTTTAACGTTTACCATTGATTTTTCAAAATCAATAGCTATTTTTACTGGTGCTGATATTGCCATCACCGATCCCACGGTAGCTATAATTTGGGATTTTAAGCCATCAAGCTTCTTTTTTGCTTCATCTAATCTCAAATCAATCTTAGCTATTGTTGCCTTTTTGATGTCTGCTTTTAGCTGGTTTAGCTTGGATGTGGTTTCTTCTATTTTTAGTGGATTTTTGATAAAGGATAGTTGTTTAAGCCCATTATTGTATGCCTTAACTGCATCATTTATGCCTTTGTTTAAATCCTTGCTTAGCTTGTCAGTGCGTTCGTCTATTTTTTTAAGTGCATTGCCAAGATCCGATAAATCAACTCCAAACGTTAAGGTAGTATTTGCCAAATTTAATCCTTTGTGTTATAATCTAATAAAAAAGGCTGATTTATGCTTGAGCTATTAGGAAGTATTTTAGTAATCTGCTTTGTTTTTGTTTTTAAAATGGTATATATCATATTCAAACCTCTTTTAAATATTTTGCGTATAGATTTTAGCCCTAAATTTAAAGCAAAATATGATACTTTTTTAGACATCATGTCTTTTGCTGGACTTAAATTCGCTTTAAAATACCTATTTGATAAATAATTTTTAACTCTCATTTATTCTTTTAGCTATCTCAAAATAATCAATAAACTCATTTAAGCTCATCGATAAAATTTCATTAAAACCAAAATGTAGGGTATAGCCGATTAAGGCTATACCCTCAGCTAGTTTTTTGTTTCTACTCCTACAAGCTCGGTTATTTTCGCACTTATAGCCGTGACCTCAGCCATCGGCAAAGCATTTATAAACTCTTCGTTCATTTCGCCCTTGCTCATATCTATAAGTAGGCTTACTAGCTTAGCTGTTTCATCTTTGGCTTTTTCACTGGCTCTTATTTGGGCTAGAGTTGGGGCGTATAGCTCGACTTCTTGACCATCGCAAAATATATGAGTTAGGTGTGTTGGCTCGATTTTTTTTAGCATTTTTTTATTCCTTATTGTTTTAAATTTTCTATTTCAAAAACTAGCTTATTTTTTAGCTTAATTTTAAAAATAATCTCTTTTGTGATATTTTCAAAGCGTTGTAAATCCATCGGTTCATTTAAAACATCTGTTAGCTTTAGCTTTAATGCGTATATATCACTTCTTGTGTTGTTTAGCCTCATTTCTTTATCTCTTAAAAGCCCAACATTATAAATTCTTAGCTCTTCGTCGTTTAATTGCATTTTGCTTTTTCCTTTATAAAATATTTTTTCTGATTTTTTCGTATTGATCTACGCCATTAATCATATAAATAGAGTTATCAGCATCATAAATCAAAGTTGGCATTTTATCTATTTCATACTTGACAAAAATACAACTCATCTCAAAGCTCATCTGAGCCTCTTTATTCATTTCAAAATTTGGCGTTTCAAGGATTTTAACTCTACCTTGACAAGTCACTGTCACGCCTACCTCGCCATTCATATTTGATATATTTTTCTTAATATAGATGTTTTGGCTTACATTTTGCAAAAGCAAAGCAAAATATACTGAATTGACCCTACTAACTGTAAATTTAGCCATTAAGGGCTTAAGTGTAGGCAAAACAACTTCATATTTGCCCACCGCACTACTAGCCTCTAAAGTCTCATACTCAAATTTAGGTAGCTCAGCACTAACCAAATCGCCTAACATTCCTATACCATCAACAAAAAGATTGCCACCAGTGATCGCGCTTGCTGTTATATTGCTCATTTTTTAATTCCTTTTTATCTTTATGTACTTTTAGCGTGGTAGCAAAGCCACCACTGAAATACCAAATACTAAAGCCCCACTGATGTGGGGTAACCTTTTTTATAACTCTTCAATTAACACTTGAGAATACGCATCCACTCTATAAATCCTATTTGTAATATTTTTAAGTAGTGGCATCTCTTGTACTTCGTGTTTGATGTAAATTTTACCTTCGCTTATTGTCTGATTGTCGTTTATATCGGTTGGAATTGTAACGTTAAAGCCTACCACGACGTTATTTGCCACTAAACGGCGGTAAAACGCTTCAAGGCTATCAACAACGTTTTTAAGTACGTCTCTCATTCTCTTATCAATGGCTGATTTTTGAGCCTTAAAAATAGTGTCAATCGCTGTGTAAAAAATAACGTAAGTGTGAAGTGAGCTAAAATCTTCATCTCTTGTTTCGCCACCCCAAGCTCTTAATCCATCATCAGCTATTATACACGTGACGCCATCGCCCCTAAGCCTATCAGCCTCACAATCCACACCTTGGATAAACTCAACCTTTTGCTCTACGCCAGTAATCCCTCCTATGACGCGGTTAGAGTATGTTTGAGAAAATCCGTATTCTGTTTCACTCATGACCTTAGCATAGAGTGCTATCAAAAACGCACTAGCTGGGCGTACTACTTTATCAATCCTTATCACTTTTTGAAAGCTTATAATGGCTGTTTTGGTTTGCAAGTCTTTAACCTCTTTTAATGCTTCAGTTTCGTTTGTAGCATTAACCTCGATCGCATAAACTGCTCTTAGATACTCTCCAAGTTGCTTAAGCTTTTCATATACGCCAGCATCATTATACTCTGGAGCTAGAATAAACTTAGGTTTAGCCATTACTTCAACCTCAGCTTTTTTAAGAGCGTCGATTGCGTTTAAAACACTAGTTAAATCCTCGCTCTTTTTAGTCTCTTCATTTTCGTTTGTGCTAAGCTTAAATGTGCTTAAGATGATTTGAGTATGAATACCAGTAGCATTAAAATCATCAAGGGCGTTTTTAATACTTCCAGCGCCTACATCTTTTAAAGCGTCTTCAATTGTGCTATATATATAAAGTCCAGCATCTAGTGTGTCATCATCGCCAACGATTGCGATCGGTCTGCTGTTTTCTATATCATAAGGTTTTAATGAGCCGTTATATAGCTCAACATTTACGCCGAATTTACTCGCCATTTTTAACTCCTTTGTGTAATTTGTTGATTAAATTTTCAACTCTTCTTGGTGTTTGCTTGTACCAAAGAGAGCTTTTTAAATTTGCTTTTGCTTGTTCGTAATCGCCTTGCTTGATGAAATTTAGCGTATTTTTAAATGTCATCATTTTAGGCGTTCCTAATTGATAAGCCATTTCAATGATAGCGTCTTGAATGTTTTTAGGCTTTGAGCGAAGCCACGGCAAAAGTCTATAAACGCTGTCTTTTAGCTTTTCTAGTTTCAAATTTAGGATTTTATCTGCTACTTCTTCGCTCATTGGCTCGATAAAGCCACCGTTTAAATTTAGCTCGTCATCTTCTAACGCTGAAACTAAAAACCCATAGCCGATAGTGTCTTTACCAAGACTATCTTTATACACTCTAGCCCTAAATCCCTCATTAAATTTTATGCTATCAATTAATTTCATCTGTAGCTCCCGCCTTGTATCTTATCCCTAATCAAATTTGCACTCTCTTTGCAATGCAAGTGCATATCGCTTGTTTTTGACTTGATATCTTTGATATCGTCTCTCAAATCGCCTATAAATTTGCTTTGGAAGTCAAGTTGTTGGCGTAAAATCGCATTTAGCTCTTTCGTTTGGTCTTTTAGATCTTGCAAAGCTGTAGCCATTTGTTTGTTTAACACCATATGATTATAGACAAAATATATCAAAAATAACACCAAAAAGCCGATGATACCAAGCTTCTCAACTTGAGCAGCAAATCCAGCCGCCATACTAAAATCACTCATTTATTTTTTTAATCTCCATTAAGTTTATTTTGCATTTTTCGTAAGCTTCAAAAACATCAAGCATAAAAACGCTTATATCTGAATTTGATTTTAGCGTTCTGTTTGTGTCGATATTTGGCACTTTTAAAAGCTCATTTGGTATTTTTACCTTGATTATCTGCGTTTGATATACTGCCCTCTCGCAACCGATCAAGGATAAAGCTAGAAGTGTCAAAAATAACAACTGGCACGCTCTCATTATCTTCCTTTTGTTTAGTGATGATTTTTTCTTTTGTGATGACTTTTGTTACCACTTCTTTTTGATTTGCGACGCTGTTTAAGCTCTCTAAGCCTTTTTGGTAGTCGCTTTGTAGCTGTATGACTGCCAAATTTAAGCTTTTATTTGATTTTTCAAGCTCTATTTTTTGAGCTTGAAAATCTTGATTTTTCGCTTTTAAGCTCGTGTTTTGGATGCTAAAAAACAAAATAGCAAATCCCAAAGCTGTGTAAATTGCTAAATTTATATTCATTTTACAACTTTCTTTTTATGCTTTTATACAATGTAGATTTTAGGTTATTTCTAACCTTTTTTATTCTCCCAAGCTTCGCTCACAATGGTTATGCTCCAAGCGTTTTAAAAAACAACATAAACGCCTGTCAAACCAAGTCCCTCGACCCTCTTTTATACGCCTACCGATATGACTTGAAACGGTCTCATCTTGACTACCATTCCAAAAAATTACATTAGCCATTTGGTCAAGGCTTAGCAAAAATCTGTAAAATCTAGTCCTTTTAGCCATATCATTTTCAAACTTAGCGTATAGCTCTTCTTTAATCATAGCTGGCTCGCTTTAAGAAACATCTCATCCACTTGTTCATCGCTTAGGCTTAGTCCAGATTGAAGTGTGCTTATGAGTGGATTACTTCGTTCCACATCGTTGGCATATTCCCATTCTATCTTAGCAGCGGCTTTAAGCTGCTCATCTTCTATAGAGTTGATGTAGGCTTCAACGCTGCTTAGAAGTCCCATTTGATTTAGGATTAGTTTAGTCTGCCTTAGGGTGATTTTATCCACTTTAGGTTTACTCACGTTTTCTAAAGCTACTACTTCAAGTTTATTATCAGTGTAAGCTAGTCTTTGTGTTTTATAGTCAATCTCTGGTACTTCTCCATTGTATTCAAAATATCCACTCTTTAGCATTGCTTCATTAGCTACTGTGCCACCTAGCTCTACAAGTTCTCCATTTAGTTTTATGTATATCATATCTCTTCTCCTTTATCTAAGACCATTCTCATACCCCCCCCCAATCAGGATAGGACTAAGAATATTTCCTGTGCCACCACTATCAAGCACCCCTTTATGACCATTATATCCCCAAGCCCATAATCTGCCTTTTGTATCAAGGGCAATATAACTTTTACCGTAACCATGATAGCTATAACCTCCAGCATCTACTAGTCTGACATCACTTTCAAAGTCCATTTTTGTAGGGATGTTTGCATTAGTAGTACTGCCAGTACCAAGTATGCCCATTTCTCCAGTTCCGCTGACATAATATCCATCGTCTTTTTCTAAGAGTACTCTAAGACCATACCAACTAACTGCTGTAGTTGTCCCAAGGGGAATAAGTCTTTTGACATTTGAGATTGGTACTTTGTTAAAGATTGCACCTAAAGAAGTATTGTTAAGTCCAAGTGAGTTATTGGTGTTATATCCACAAGCATACACAGAGCCATCATTTTTAAGCACCCAAGTATCAAGTGAGAGATGTACTAGCTGTTTGACATTACTCATATTAGCTATCATTACTGGTGTACTTGTAGTAGCACTCAAAGATGCCCCGTATTGATAATATCCGCTAGAGTATAGATAGGTATTTACGCTATCTTTGCGTAGGATTAGAGTGTTGCAGTAATTGTTGTGTGTATCATTAGAAGAATGACCACATAGTGCTTGTACTTCTAGTGTCTCTTGGTTCTTACCACCCCATTTATTTGTAACGTCTTTAAAAGTTGAAACAACATTAGTATTGCCAGTGCCTAGCTGACCATAGCCATTATATCCAGCTACCCATATACTATTATCATCTTTGATAGCTATAGCGTTGCCATAGATATCTCCGTTATTGTAGATTTTAGTTACATTTGTTCCCAGAGTTGTTATTTTATACCAGCTAGTGACAGTTGTAGTAGTACCATTACCACAAGCACCATAGATGTTATATCCAGTAGAGTATATGTAGCCATCACTTTTTTTAATGAACATTCTGAGATGGTCATAGTAACCAGTATTAGCTATATTTATATTTCCATAGATACACTCTACATTCGTAGCTGACAAGGTTGGTTTATATACATGAGTTGTATGCCTTAAGCCTAACTGACCTACAGTATTGTAGCCCCAAGCATATAGCTCACCATTTTCAAGCAAAGCCCAAGCACTAGCTCCAGCACAAAAGGCATCTTTTACCTTACCAGGTAGATAGACTTTTCTTAGATTATTAAACCCATAAGCAAACCTACCATTACTTGAAGGTACTCCTAGTATACTTACATCACTTACTTGATTGTTGCTAGTGACATACACATCGCCGTCTTTGACTAGCATGAAGTTATTTATAGTTGATTTTGAAAGATAGGTTATACTTCTATTAGAGTACACTTCGTCTACTTCAGACTGAGCTAGAAGCTCATCAGCTTCTTTTTTGGTGATAGCTACTAGCTCAAGCTCAATTATTTTAGAATTTGCAAGCTTTGAGAGTGGTTCATCAAAAGCATATACTTGATTTGTTTTATTTTTATAATATTTCATTATTACTCCTTATCATAATATAATAATAGGACCATGTAAATGGCTAAATCTATAAGTACTTCTTGGCGGAACAATCGCATATAGCGTTACGCAAGTTGAAGAACCATCAATCATTCCAGATGCTACAGTTTGACCATCTACTTTGATAGATATAGAAGTACGTGCAAGATAACCAGCACCATACCAAGCCTGCACTACAATGCTCCTACCAGTCTCATTTGTGTAGATTATTCCAGCTGTTTTATTTGTGACTTGATATTTTAGCCCTACACCAAACGGAGTGACATTCACAACCTTTTCATTATCTATCAAAGCTTGCAAAGTCGTTTTGCTAGTAATCTCAGTGTTATCTATCAAGATATACTGATTAGAATTGCTACTACAAAAGAACTGCGTACCAAGTGCAGTGACACCCAGTGCAGTGGCTAGAGTTGGGAGTATTATGTTGGTTGGTTTAGAGATACTATCGGCGTAAGCTTTGTTTATTAGCTCGTTTGGATTAGTCGGCACTATTTCTGATTGAGGTAGCTTAGTGAATGTCTTTATTTCACTTATACTTTGGGCTGTGTTTGTAGTGACAAAGGTTGGTTTATCAGCTTCGTAAGTAGATATATTTAGTTTTTTATCAAGCTCTAAAAATACCATATTTTGTAAGTTTTTAAGCTCGTTTGCTACGTGTGAGCGAGTGGCTAAGACTATATTATTATCAACTTGAATAACTAAATTTGCACTATTATCAAAAGCTATAGTTATTTTTATTACCAAATCTTTAGCCGCACCTTGCTCACGTGTTGGCTTGTAAGTATATGGTACTTTAGCTATAGCAAAGAGTGAACCATCTTCAGCAAAAACGCCCACTTCACGGATAGCAAAGCCTCCGACTTCTGAGCTTATCACACCTTCAATAATAAACTGATTGGGATTATCCACGTCAGCTATAACGCTATTTAGACTTAGTTGGTGCTTTTTGCTTTTTAATGCTGTTTGGTCGGCTGTTGGCTCATAATCGGCGTCACCGACTTGCATTTTAGTAAGCTTTATAACTTCGTTTGTGGTGTTTGCTTTGATGATTTTGTTTATTCCAGCGTTTGTTATAAGGCTGTAATATTCTTGGTTTGCCATTTAAATTCCTCCTTTATTTTTTTATTTTTCATTTACGCTAAAGCCCCCCCCCGATACTCAAATTTAAGCTTATTATTTCAGTCGCATTTACGCTACTTCCAAAGTGTCCAGTTTGCTCTATCTTCGCATCTTTTGGCGTGTATGGATATACAGTAAGCTCATCACTCAAAGTAGCGTAAGCTCCAGCTCTTAAAGTGGCTTTGCTTGTTAGATTGATAGTTATACCATCTAAAACGCTTCGGACGTTTTTATAAGCTTCGACTATGCTCTCAATCTCGTTTAGGCTTGATAAATCCACGCTTTTATCTTTGATGTCTAGCAAGATTTTAAAGTGATAAGGCTCACCGCTATAATCTTGCCATGAGCAAACACCACTTTTGTCAAAATAAGCTTTTAAAGCCGTATCAAGTGCGTAGCTAGTACCTTCTAAAAAATAAGTTTTTAATGGTGCATTTAGTAGCTCTTTTGTCTGTTCTAAGCTTCTACTTTTTGGCTCGATGTCAAACATATCAGCTAGGCTTGATCGGTTTAAATCATTTTGTTTATAAAAAAACTTATCATCAAATTTTAAAATGTTGTCAAATTTAGAGCTTAGTACCTCATCGATACGAAATAAAACATCATTATAAGCTTTAAGATTAAGCATTATTTGCCTTTGAAATTTGCAAGTTTTCAAGTATCAAGATACTATCACGGTCTATAGCTGGTATGCTAGTTTTTATCTCTACGCTTTTAACATTTTCGTCAAATGCTACTTCTATTAGCTTTGAGCTGTGTGGCGTAAAGCCGATCTCAAGTGAGTTAAAATACTCATTTAATTTAAGTGTTGCGTTTTTCAAAACCTCAGCAAACATAAAATCTTGATTTAGCGTGATTTCTATATTCAAATTTAGATTTATTTTTGTAGCTGGTTTGATTCTGGTGCTGTCAGTTAGTGGCACTTTATCTAAAGCTTCGTTTATCTTTTTGGTGGCGATTACATCGTCGTATTTCGATAAATAGACAATTTGCACTACTCCAGCTGATTTTTGATAAACATTAGCTTTAGTTATGCCCTCCACACTCAAAACAAAATACATATAAGCTTTTTTGCTTCCAGCAGTTGAAAAGCTATGTAGTGCAAGTTTAAAACGACTCAATAACTCAGAGTCACTCTCACGTGCCTTAAATCCACTAAATGGCTCTATTAAATTTATCTCTTTTACGTATATGTTGTTTATTTCTAGAGTAGTGGTTTCGTAGCTCTCTTTAAAATAATCCTCTGCTTCAATCTTTAGCTCTTTTGAATCTGATATGTTTGCATCTTCAAGCAAATAAGCAAAATGCCCCTTAAGGTCTGTAAATTTAGTACCTTTTGGTAAAAATGTAGGTGAGCTTACTTTTATCTCAATTGTAGCTATAGGCTTAACCTCTTCATGGCGTTTCATATCGATTAAGGCTACAAGCTCATCAAGATACTCGCCAGTGCTAAAATTTAGATAATTTTTTGATATTTTTACATTCGTAGCTTCTATAAATTTACTAAGTTGATATAAAAATATATCTATTAAAGTCATATAATCATCACCTACTAAAGGGATATAATCTAACTTGTTGCTTTTACGCTTAAACTCTTCTATGATTTCGTTTCTAAGCAAGTCAATATCAAAAGGCTTAATAAAATTTGGCACTAGCATATTTTATAGCTCCATTATAGTTTTTGATTTTGTGCCACTATCTAAAATAGTGTAATGCAAATCAATACTTAGCCCGTTTGATGTAGCGTTGAAGTTTATTTTATCGATTGTGATGCGTGGCTCAAAGGTAGTTATTTGATCTATCAAATCATCTTTTAGTGCTGAAAGGTTTTCTAAGCTCATATTTTTATCTATAAATTTATCAAGCCCAAAGGTTGGGCGTAAAGTTTTGGTAAATTTACTAGTAGTGCTTATACGTTTTAGACTTTCGTTTATACTGATTTGATACATAAATAGACAACCTTTTAACCTTGTTTATGATGATTTTATTAGTATTTTAAGTCTTATATATACAATGTAGAAAATTGACTTTTTAGCGTGGGCTTGATGTGTAGCCATCTGTGTCACTATGGCTATGCCCCGTTAAATCACCCCTACTATCGCTGATATTTCCACCCACGACCAAATCGCCACTAAGATTTAAAGTGCCGTTCATTGTGATACTTCCAGCACCACCACCAGCTCCAGCTGTGTTAATACTGCCTTGAATGGTGGTATTTCCTTTTATAATTACGCTTGGGCTTGTTATGGTCGTGTCTGTAGCTGTGATATTTGCACTTTTACAAGTGATATTTATATCATTTTGCACGGTCAAATTTAGCGTTTTGGGATTAAGCACTTCAAGCGTGGATGAGCTGGTGTCATAGCTTATTATTGTGCCGTCTTCGTATTGCGTGATTTCTTTGGTATGGCTTGATCCGTTTGGTTCTTTGTTTGTTTTTGTGCAAATCGCACCATAACAAAACTTAAAGTTTCCGTTTGAGCATTCATATAAAATCACTTGTTCGCCTACACGTGGGGGCGTAAAACTTTGCTTATAGCTATTTGCTTTTTGTAGATATGGTATAAATTTGCTTATTGTCCCTTGGTAATTCACTTTAACAAGACTTTTGCTCTCTTCTACTTCGCAAATCGTGGCTAATGTAATCATATATTTCCTTTTTTTATGTACTTTTAGCGTGGTAGTAAAAGCCACCACTAAAGTACCAAATACTAAAGTCCGTAAGCTAAAGCTTACAAAATGGATTAATTACTTAAAAATCCCAAAGTTCTGTTATATAAGTGAGCTTTAGCTCTATGCTTGTTCTTACGCCCAAAAACTCGCCTAATTCAACATCGCTTTTATTTATCGCTGTTAGCTCTTTTTTTATAAATTTACTTTTGAAATCTTTTAAAATAGCTAAAATATCGTTTATAAGCTTGTCGTTTTGCTTGTAGTCTTTTGTGATTAAGCTTAGCGTAATGCTTAGCTCGTGGCTTAGATTTTCGCTTGATACAACTTCCGTGCTGTCATCTTCATCGCGGATTATAATAACTGGCAAATTTGGCTTTTTAAAGCTGTAAATTTCAAAAATAGATATAGTAGCGACTTGCTTTAGTGCTGTTTCTAAATCCTTGATTATTAGCTCACGGATCATCATGCAACCTTAAAAATAATCTGTTTAAAGCTTGATTTTCGTGATCTATGCGGTAAATTTCATATTTTACGTTTTCAATCGTTATAAAATCGCCTACGCTTAAATCTGCCATGCATAAAAACGTGATAACCTCATCACTCAAGCCATTATCAAAATAAAGCTTTGTGTTTTTGTTTAGGTAGCCTTTTACTTGGCTACCATCTTGTAAAATTGAAGTGTTTCCATTTTGGAATATGTTGTTTAAATCACTCTTTAGCAGATTGATTGGTATCATTTGCTTTTTCTTTAGCTGGTTTGTCTTTTTTGACTTCTGATTTAGGCTCTTTAATCTCTTCGATCGCTTTTATTGTTATAAGTCTAGCTATGAAGTTGCGATCTGTTCCAGCGTTAAATTCAACCTCGCTATTTTCTTTATAGTGTTTTCCAGCTATTAGCTGGTTATAGTTGATTTTGTATTTCATTTTTTAATCCTTTTTTTATCTACTTTTAGCGTGATAGCAAAGCCACCACTAAAGTAGCAAATACTAAAGTCCCTATAAATAGGGTTACCTTTTTTTGTAATATTAAGACCCCTTAAAAGGAGCGACCTTTTTTTAATCTTGACTTGTTTTTGATACAACGAATGCATTTTCTCTAGCCAGTTTCATATCCACTTCAAAGAAAGCTTCCATCTCTATACTTCCACCACCTATTAAACGTGGCATTACTTCAAGACTACCAAAGCTTCCAGCAAAAATCTTGCTAAAATCACCAAAAATTATATCGCCGTTTTTCATTGCGAAACTTTGGATTATTTGGTAGCCTTGTAAGTCGTTAGCTTCTAATAGCTTTCTTTCTGTACCACTCTCTCTGCTTGTAGCTCTTAGTGCGTTAGCTGATGTGCCGTTTAAAACAAAATTTACGTTTGTTGTGTCAATCTCGTTTTCATATAGTTTTGAGCTAAATTCCAAAGTTTTAGCTAGCGTTGGACTTGTAAGATAGGCTTCAATGCTAGGTATTCCACTTGTTTCAAAGATGCCTTTGATAGTCGTTTTACCATAAAATAGCTGAGCTTCGAGCTTACGTCTGATTGCTGTTCTCATTTGAGTATAAACGTAATTTTCAAGGTCTATGCTAGACATTAAAAGCATTTTTCTTGTGATTGTAACCTTTGCACTTAGTGTGTTTGGTCTTAAACTGATTGAATCAAAACTAGTAGTTTGCTCCGATGCACTAGCTCCCTCACTTATAAACTCAGCTTGTATATTTGAGTTATCTCTTGGAATGTCAATATTTGAGCTTAGGTTTTCAAGCCATGTTAATTTATTTAAAATGCCACTCTCTTTTTTAAGATCAGCTATGAAGAGATCACCACGGTATGCATTTTCTATAATAGCAGTGTTTGAAGTTGTGTTAATGCTTGCAAATTTCGCTATAAACTCACTAGGCAAGCTAAAACCATTTGAGCCTTGGAAGTTGTTTTCATATCCTAGATCTATGCTGTTATCAACTGTACTTTTTAAAACATTTGCTAAGCTAAAATCTCTTTTACTCTCTTTGCTTAGCTCTTTATTGAAATGCACTGTTTCGTATTTTGTGTTTTGTTTGTTCATTTTTACCTCTTCTTTAAAATCATTGTAAGTTTTGCCATTTTTGATAGCACTTAGTGCTAACTCACCCATGCCCATAAGCTCACCTAACTCTATGATATTGCCTTGCTCTGCTTTTAGGGCTTCAAGCTGGGCTATACCATTTGGCTCGTTGTTCGGCTTTGTTTGTTCTGCGTTTTGCATTTTTACCTCATCCATTTTTTTAATCTCCTTTTGTTTGTTAAATTTCGCTGTTTTTGCGTTTGGGTCTGCTCCTTGCCATACGGCACTAAGCTCCATAATCTTACCTTCGTAAATCTCAAAATGTGGAATGCCATCTATTTTTTCAAGCTCTTTTAGTTTATACTCACCAAATCCCACGCTCACACTATCGCTAAGCCCAGCTTTATACTTTGCATAAGCTTCCTTGCTATCTTTGATATTATCATCAAATTTGACCTTAACCTTAAAAACGCCGTTTTCAAATTTGGATTCTGTGATTTTGCCGATTGCATTATCAAAACTGACTTCATGATCTTTATATAGCGTTGTAGCTTCAAAGCTTACTTTACTAGTATCAACGCTCAAATAATATTCATCGCCCCACAAATCAGCTCTTTTGTGCAGATTATCTTTGCTTAATGCAACAAAACTTATTATTTTGTTATCATCATCAAAAGCACTGCTATTTAAAACATCAGCTTTAAACGTTCCTACATTGCCTAAATTTTCTATATTCAAGGCTTAACCTCCTTAATTTGTTTGATTTTGCTTAAAAGTTCTACTATCTCTAAATCTTTGTTAAGGTCGCTTATAAAATTATCGTGTTCGATGCCTTTTTCACGCAATACTTCGGTTATACTCTTAAATCCACTATCAATTGCTATTTTGTTTGCATTGACTTCTTTTGTCGGATCTATGTATTCCCAACCTTGCGGTTTAAAAGTGAAATTTGGAGCTACTTTTTTGTATTCGTTTGGCGTGATAGCTCCACGTAAAAGCTCAGCTTCTAACCATGCCTTAAAAATAGGAGTGTGAAATTTACGCCTTAAAAATCCTTGAAATCTTCTAAAGCTTCGGCGTTCGCTTGTAGTGCCTTGCCTAATTGAGCTGTAATTAACCTCTCTTAAATCACCAGTATAAGTATGGTAGCTAACGCCTAAGCTCCTAGCTACCTCTCTATCTGTGCTTTTTAAATAGTATTCAATGTTTGTCGGTGCGTGGCTTTCAACGAATTTAACGTCCATATCTTCATCAATTACGCCCATTTTGCCTACTTCGGCTTTAGTTGGGATTGCTAGCTCATTTGTTGGTAGTTCATTACCGTTTTCGTCAAAATCAACTCCATCGTCATTTTTGCGGATAAAAAATCCTGTGATTTTCGATGCTAAAGTCGCGCGGTCTAGCTCACTGGTTCTTAGTCTGTCTTTATCTTCTATGTCTATGATAGAACTTGCCATTTTTGAAATGCCACGATATTGCTGTGGGATGAAAGGCTTTTTGATATGGATCATCTCACTAGCTGGGATTTTTAAAAGCTCTCTATCACTTTTACGGATATAGTAAAAAAGTGGTGTTAAGCTATCTTTTGCCCTCTCAATACCGCATTTTATATTTTTAGCTTCGTTTGTGTAGTTGTTGTCAATCAAATTTGCATCTATTAGCTCTACTTTGAAGCCGTCTTGTTTGTGAAGTCTTGCAAATACCTCACCATCGCGATAAAACGCAATTACTGCCATCTCTTCTATATCTTCAAAATCATAAATGCCATAAGGGCAGCAATCAAACTCCCAATCAAAAAACATTTTTTCTATTTTTTTATCTAGTGTAGCGTTGCCACTTGTGACATCAAGGATTAATCCTTGTTCGCCTAAAATCTCGCTTGTTAAAGTCTCAAAAAATCCACTAGCTAAAGAGTTGCTAACGCTTATGGTCCTTGCTTGACTTCTTAAGATTTTGTTTGCGTTGTCAGGGTCTGTGTTTATGGCTAGTTTATAGGTTTCGTTTTGTTTGACAAAACTCGGATTTGTGCTACGCCAGTTAAAAAAACTTATGCGGCGTTTTGGTTTTGGCTTTATTGCTTTTGCGATTTCGCTTGTTGGCTTTGATTTAAACAAATTAATCATTTTTAACCTTAAAAATAGTAGTGAATTTGTTTTGGTTTATTTTTGTTGGCATCTTTTTTTATCTCTTTTTTCATTTTTCTAAGCTCACTTATAAGCTCAAATGGACTGCGTTTTGAGATTTTGAGATTATCGATGTAATACTCTTTTATCTCTATGCCATTTTGCAAATTTGATAAAACATTATCGATGGCTTGGTCGATTAATTCTAGTCGTTCTTGTGTTGTCATAGAGTGATTTTATATTTTTTTATCACTAAATTTATACAATGTAGAAAATTGACTTTTTTAAAATATGTGTGTATAATACATATAAAAAATAAAATAGGCGTTGTAGTGAGTAAAAAAGACAAACTTATAAAAGAGCTTAGAAAACAATCTAACAAATGTAAGATTTGAGATATTAGAAAAGATTTTAAACGATAGCGGATTTGAGCTAAAGGGCGTTAAAAGCTCACATCATCAATTTAGCAATGGTAAATTATTAATAACATTGCCATATCATAAGCCTATGAAAATATTTTATGTAAAACTAGTATTAAACGCTATAAAAGGATAAAAATGCAAGATTTAGAATATTATTTAAATTTGCCATATAAAATAGAAATTACAAAAATATCAGACAGTGAAGGTGGGGGGTATTGTGCTACAATGCCAGATTTTAAGGGCGTAGCGTTATTTTATGGTGATGGCGAAACTAAAAAGAAAGCTTTAGATGAGCTTGATTTAGCTTTTAGGCTTACGCTTGAAACTTTGATTAAAGATAAGAGTTATATTCCACTTCCAGCTAGTGCGGATACAAAAGTAAGAATAAACATAACCTTACCTAAAAGCCTAATAGAATCTATAGATAAAATCACAAAAAATAGATCTCAGTTTTTGGCTGAAAGTGCAAATTTAAGGCTTAGTAGCCTTTGATTTTGGTTTGGGCTTTTGCTTTGGAGCTTCGGCATGGCTTTTGTAGGTCTTTGAGCTTTTAAGCTCTGTTAGTGTGTCTTCTATGAGTTCGCAAAGCCTATTTAAAACGCTACTATCTAGCTCAAAATCCATTTTTAGCCTATTTGGGATATTATATAGCTGGTTTGATAGCGTTATAGCGATGTCGCTTAGCTCTTTTTGGAGTTTGTCTATGCTTATTACTTGCTCTTTTTTTTCAGCTAAGGCTAGTTCTTTGAGCTGAGCATCTGCAAACTCTTTTTTAGCTCTCGCTTCAGTTAGCCCAAATGTTGCGGTAGCTGTTTCTATTTTGTAATCAAGATATTTTAAAAAGCACTCTTTTAAATCCCACTCATTTCTTGCGATTTTGCTAAATACTCCCTCTACTTCTAAATCTTGAACACGTCTAGGCGTAATGTCTAAGAAGTCGGCTAGCTCGTTTGTGGTAATTGTCATTTTATGCTCCAAAATCAAAAAGGCTTAAATCTGCGTTGTTTGTCTTTTTGCGATTTCTTTTCAGCTCTTCAATGTGGGCTAAATATGACCTCATCAAGCTATCTTTTGACTTGTATAGCAAATTTAATGCGATTTCAGCCACCTCGCTTTTGCTTATTTCCATAGCTTCGCTTAGCTGCTCAAGCTGTGACGCACTGTCTATTTTGATATATAAATCATACCTTGTTCTTTTGTCAAAAATAGCTTCATGAAGTTTTTTCATTGTTCTTGCCTTATAATCCTTTTGCGTTTTTTTGCTTTTAGAATTTTAGCTCCAGCTAAAGCTAAGACGCTAATATCTAATGCCTCGTTTCTATCTCTGATTTTTTTCCATCTTAGCTGATCATAGCCCCTTGTGTTTTTTACCTTTTCTACCTTTTCAGCTGTTAGCTGTAAAAAGAACTGATTTGTATATTTTTTAGAATAGTGCCAGTATCCGGCACCTTCTTCTTTTACGCTCAAAAGTCTAAAAAGCTCATTTTTGCCTTTATACGTGCCGATGCTCATAAATTTAGATTTGTTTATCATTTTTAACTTGCCTAAAAAATCAGCCTTAGTGCTTGTTTCACTAGCTCCTTTTGTAGCTACTAGCCTTTTACTTGCACTGCAAAATTTATAAACTCGCTCGGGTCTAAAACCACTATCAATCAGTCCTATGCTTATGCTTAGCTCTTTGCCGTCTTCACGTGTGAATTTTTGGTGGATTTGAGTGAAAGCTTTAGCCCAAACCTCATCTTGGTCAGTATTTCCCCAAATTTGCACCCATTCAATGTTAAAAGCTTCAAAGCCATCAGCCCACCCAATAAAGTTTATCTCTATGCGATTATCTTGAATGTCAGCTCCAGCTGTGATAAACTCTACCTTGGCTGGTATATTTGAAGAGTCCCACGGCTCTAAACGCTCCAAAAAGTCATCATCGGCAAAATTAACACTAGGTGGCTCAAAACTCTCAGCCTTTATCGTGTTTATAAAAGTTTGAAGTTTGTCTTGGTCGTCTTTGCTCTCTAAAAAGTCTTTAGCTATATCCTTAAGAGTGAAAAATGGGCTATAAAGTGCGTTTAAAAAATAGCCTTTAACTTGTGAGCTTGGATTATGAGCTATCCATTTGCCGTTTTTTACTGCTTCGTTTTTTTGTTGTTCGCTAAGAAGTGAGCCACACTCTACGCATGAGTAAGCCACGGAGCTTAAATCCACCTCGCCGTTATCGTTTTTATTCCATATTATGTTTTCAAATTTGAGCGTTTGCGAATATCCACAATGTGGGCAGTCGATATAAAAACGCCTTTGGTCTGAGTTTTTAAACTCACTCTCTATCCTTGAAGTGCCTTTTAGCGTGGGCGTTGAGCTTATGATGATTTTGCGGTCGCTAAATGTGATCGTTCTTTTCTCGGCTAGTTTTACGCTATCACCCTCTTTTGTTTTTTCGCACCTATCAGCTTCATCGACTAAAAGTATTTTGATAGGCTTAGATGCTAGTTTGCTTACTGAATTGCTACCAACAAGGGCTAAATTTCCACCACGGAAATTTTTAATTAAGATTGTATTGTTTGCGTCGTTTGCGAATATTAGCCGACTTAGGTCGTCGCAATCTCGGAACATCGGAGCTAAACGACGCTTTGAGTAGTCTTCGGCATCTATTTCGTTTGGTAGCATAAATAAAATCGTGCTTGGCTCTTGATCTATATAATAGCCTATAGTGTTGTTTATCATTTCAGATTTGCCAAGCTGTGACGCCCAAAGTAGTATTATTTTGCGATTGTTTTGATCACTTATAGCTTCCATCGGCTCACGCTGATAAGAAAATGATTTAAAGCGTCCGTAATTGCTTGAGCTTTCACGACTTAAAATTCTTTTATCTTCACTCCATTGTGTGAGTGTCATTCTAGGTTTTACAAAAATAGCCGATGCAAACAAATCTATAATTTTACCCATGCCAAATTATACTAAATTTGTTATAAAAAAATGTTTAAGTTTAAAGCTAATTTTATAATATTTTTATGCTTTAAATACTGATATATACACTATTTAATAACTTTAAGTTTTTATAATTTAAGTTTTAAAGCAAATTTAAACACTAAAAACATCATCAAACTACCTTAAAAACGAAAACGAACACCATTAAGTTTTCTTAAAATTCTCTTTTTTTTGCGGTTGCCCCCTGCAGTGGATAAAAATCAGCTAGGAAGTACCTATATAAAATTAGATGATACTTCGCTTTATGTTTTGAGTAATAACTTTTTTATCAATTGACTTACGACTTATATATAAAAGTATCTAAACAAATAAAGTTTTTATAGATTTAAATTTAAGATTTTTAAGAGCTATTAAAGAGTTCTTTTTACTTGCATAAAAAGACCTTTAATTGCTCGTACAATTAAGAGATGAATTGCTTTTAATATCTTTAAGCCTCATATATTGATATAGCTTAGATATCCACGCATTAAGCGTTTGGGCGTGGTTTGGTTTGTAGTCTTATATCTAGCGTTTTAATCGGAGTTTAAGCTTTAGTATCACGGAAAAAGTGTCGGAGATATTAAAAAAATTATATGTTATCTAATTAATCATTTTTAAATTAGTTACTAAGCATAAATAGACTAAAATTTCATAGTGAAGGATATTTATGATACAAATAGCTAATGCTAAAATAATTACTAAAGCCTTGATAAATTGGCTAGATTGTAAATACAAAGACAAGACCATAACAACTGAAATATCAGTTAATACTACTTTTGGCACAAAAGTGGCAGATGTTGTAGTTTCCAATGGGCATGCAGTTGCTTATGAGATCAAAAGCGAACTTGACACAACAGCAAGACTAGAATCACAGATTAAAGGTTTTAGCGAATTATTTGATTACGTATATATTGTTTACTGGGAGAACAAATTTACCATTGATGAGTTAAAGGCCCCGAACAACATAGGCATTATATCTGCTAAATGGAATAAATCCAAACAAATCGAATTTAAAATAATAAAAAAAGCAAAAATAAATAATAATATTACAGCTGAAAAAGTTGGAAATTTATTGTGGAAAAAAGAACTGGAATATTTTTTACAAGATAAGAATATAAAAACAAAAACTAATTATGATAAATGCACTCTCGTTAAATTGTTTATGAGTAATTTTAATAAAACAGAATCTATGCACATCTTTAGATATATACTAAAAAACCGATTTAAAAAAGGGTTTTTAGTATATAGAGAAAATCAACTTAAAGATAATTCACTTGAACTTTTAACTAAGTATAAAGTTGATATGAATTACTTAGAAAAGATGTGCGACATCGATGTTATATGATGGGCTATCATCCTATACTTCCACGTCGCACCAGCTTTAAAGTTGTTTTTGTTCCCATTTGCTACATCATTAATAAAATCACAAGCCTTGCAGTGTAATATGTCAAATGTTCTTATCTCTTTTATTATATTTTTACACAAATCTAGATATTGCTCATACTTGCCTTTTTCCCCAGCGGAAAACATACATATTTTACCATCCTCAGTAGTGTATTTAATAAAAGGATAGTATAAAAATCCCTTGTCTGGATCAATATCTATTTTTGATGGAATTTTATCAGTTAATGTAAAATCAGCATATTCAATATCTAAATTTAGACTATCCAAAGATTTCTTCAATATGTTAAAATTATCTAAATGTTTATTAGATAGTCTGTCATAACTAAAATCTGTTTTAATTCTTGGAGTATTTTTTAAAACTTCACCCGCAAAGATAATTTTATTTATATCAAATTCACTATTAATCTCTTTTATTGTATCTTTAGCATAGTCTATAGTAGAATTATCTATATCCATAATAAAAATAGCATTATTCATTATGTCTGGCATAAAGTCATATAACTGCCATAGTAGTAAATTATCATTATTTTTAAATATATTATTACTATATATTCTAATAGCAAACTTGTTAAATTTATTTGTTATTTTTTTAAAAAATTCTATATTCTCTTTATTACTCTTACGTTGCGTATCATAAAAATAATCAAAAGAAATAACTGGAACTATCTGTTTGTACTCTTTTTCAATAGCTATTTCATTTAGTTTTTCAAAAAAATTATATTTTTCACTACCACTTTTCAAGTTAAAGTTATTTATAATTTCGTTTTCTAAATACGACGGAATATCTATATATACCTCTTGATCTTTCAAAATGCTACAGATGCTATTTTGTTTTGTACTATCAAATAAAGAGTTAAAAAAATTATCCAAATCATCTGTTTTTGAACTTACTAGCTCTATAATAGGTGTGTATGATAATGAGCTATTAACTTCCTTAACAGCCTTTATTTCATTTAATTCATTTTTAATTATTGGGTAATACATATTTCTATCCTTTTATAAAATCAATAATAATAGTGGCAACGGAGATCAAAATAGCAATTAAAGATATCCACAACGTAAGGCTTTTATATTTCTTTTCGTCTACATATTCTTTTGTAGCCATCTTTGCTTCTAACTCACTCTTATTACTTATTAATATTTGTTCAAGACCATATAGCTTTTGCAATAACACTGCAATATCTTTTTCGTTTTGATTTATTTTTTGGATATACTGTTTTATGTCCCATATTTCTCTTTTTATATGATTTTCTATGGTTTTATCCATATTCAAAACCATAATTTCCAGTTTTGAAAAGTCGTTTAATCTGGTGGTATTCTTTTCAAATTCTTTTATGGCCATATTAACTCTAGTTAGATCGCATTTCAGTTCCATAATGCTATTATTTATTTCCATTAACAACCCCTTATTTACCTACATATACTCTCACAAGGAACCCCGTCTCTATCTCTATCTAGCCTTGTATGCCCACATTTATTTAGATACTCATAGGCTTCAGCGCATGAACTCATTTGTTTGCAAGTCTTACGCACTGAACAATCAACACCATAAGCAGATACTGCAAAAACTGCAACAACAATCCCTAAAATAACCTTTCTCATAAATAACCCCTTATTTTACAAATTTGTTTTTATTGCCTTGTAAATCATAAACTCTTTGATTTTTGATACGCTCCCATTCATCTGTTGGGTCTTGCTTATCCCAAACTTCCATAAGCTTACGCTCTTGACTTGATAAGTTTATGCCGTATTGGTCTCTCATATAAAAATAAGCTCTTGCAATGTCGCCTCTGATATCTTGTTTTGGATATGCTCTTTTTGCTTCAAAATCTACTTCGAATTCACAATTTCCATATTGTCCTATTTTTGGTAAATTTGCTCCATAGCGATAATTTGAGCGGTCGCCATTAACTTCTCCAATTGCTGGTGCTAAGTTGTGCATATCGGCTTCCATTTGCCTAAAGATTGGGTCTTTCCTGCATGCTTTCCTACCGCCATTTTTCCAACACTCCAAATGTCTGCCAAAGTTTTCAGCTGGCATTATATGCTCCCACTCTACTCTTTTGGCTCGTTCGCTTTCTTTGCCTTTTTTAGTAGTTGGATTGCGTGGTGTATAGTATTTGTCATCTTGCACTATTAAAGCTTTTTCTTTACCGTTTATAAATTTTAGCTCATAAGGATTTGAGCAATAAAAAGTTATCTGATGATCAAAATATACTTTTTTGAGTAATAGCTTTTTAGATTGGGCAAAGTCGGCGCCATAAGCAAAGACTCCAAATACTGCAACAAAAAGTAAAGCAAAAAGTTTTTTAATATTCTGGTTCAACGTAACATTTACCTTCTTTACAAGATAGATAAACTATCCCATCATACATTATTCCATGAATATTAGCCATTTCTTGGAAATTGGTTACAGCATATTTAACGCCAAATTTATTTGGCTCTATCTCTTTAGCCTCTACTATTTTAATCATTGGTAATGTAGCATTAGCCGCCAAAACAAAGTCTTTTCCTTTTAGCATAGCATTGTTTATATTTATCATTGCCAACCTAACTGCACTATCAAAATTACCTATTAAAAACTCTTTTGCATCATCATTAGTTGCGTCTTTTTTCATAAATTTACGAACTTTTGGTGCGTATTTTTTTCTCTCATTATCTAAATTGCACTCAATTTTCATAATCTGCTCAATAGTAGGGAATTCCCCTCCATAACACTTTTTAAAACTTTCACCAAAATATTCATAAGATACATCCAATACGCCCTTAGCTACACTAAGTGCCTTTTCTTTGTAGTCTCGCCCAAAAGCAGAGCAAGCATACAACACAACCAAAATACTCAAAACAACTTTTTTCATTTAACTAACCCATTACCCTATAAATTTACTTGTTAATCTTTAAAATAGCTTTAAATTTAAGTCATATTTTGCTACCACTACGCCTATTATTTTAAGTCTATCCACCTCATCGCCTAAAAGTTCAATATCTGGGTAATAATCATTTAAGCTTGTAAGCCTAACCCCTTTATTTGGTATCTTTAGTAACTTTTTTATATATCGGTCACCATCAATAACAGCTATAACTACATCGCCGTTTTTCGCCTCACTATTGCGATTTATCATCACATGTTCGCCATCTTTGACAAACGGCTCCATGCTATCGCCTCTCACTTTTAGCATATCAAGCTCTTTGTATTGCGGTATAGCAAATATAGCTCCTAATACATCACGCCCAGCATCGATACTTACTACCTCATAGTCATCATCGCTTACTCCATACCCAGCACTTACCTCCATATTATAAAAATTTAATTTTGTCTGTGTGTGTAAATTTGGTTTTAAATTTGGTAGCTTTGTAGCATTAGATAGTTTATTCATTGTATCTTTTACTGGATTTAGTGCGTTTTTAATAGAATTTATAGCACTATCTACACTAGCATCGCCAGTCAGTTGTTCAATACTTACATTAAGTTTTTTTGAAAATTCAAACATTCTTTTAGCTGGAATACTATCTCGAGTTTTCCAAATATCAAAAGTTCCATAAGGAATATCTAAAATTTTGCACATTTCTTTATCTGTTTTTGCATTGGTAAGTCGCCTTAAGTTATTCAATATACCGTCAATTTGTCTCATCTTAATTCCTTTTTCAAACTTTTTGTTTGTATTTTTATAAAAATTCCTTGACAAACAAACAAAATGTTTGTATAATTCCATTATCTGTTTAATTATACCTTAAATAGATTTAAAACTATTTAAAAAATATTTTTTAAATGAGGTTCTTTAAAATTTACATTGTTAGGAGTAGAAAATGGATTTAGAAACATCGGCAAATTTGAGTTTAAAAGGCTTAAATAGAATAAAGGCGATGGAAGATGCTTTAAACATCCTTTATAGCACTATTCCATTAAAACCATCATCGAAGCTTGATGATGGCGTTCAAGTTGGCATTATAAGCTTATGCGACAAGCTAAACGACCTTATATCTTTAGCTCGTTTAAATTTAGCCTTAAATGCGTTAGATGGGCTTAGTCTTGTTGTAGATAAGCAAATACAATCGGAGATAGATCAACTTCGCTGTAAGCTATCATCTTTACAAGTGCATACTCAAAACCTTTAATAGGTTGATTAAGCTCTATATACTCGCCTATTTTTGGAAGTACTGGAGCATTTTTTATATTTTTAGTAGATATAAAAGTGCTTCCATTTTTATCAACAATATTTAATGTAATTTCCATACATGAGCCTTTTGGTTGGATTTTGTTTTGGTAAGCTGATTATACCAAAAGGTTCTTTTATGGATTTTAAGAGTTATTTGGCGTTCATTTTGATAGCTCCTTTTGGTTATGTAGTTTCGCAGTCACATTATATCAAAAGGGGCTTTTAGAGTGAATTTTAAAAGGATTAAAATGAGCATAGGATTAAGCTTATTCGTGGTGATAATGGCAAACTTTGCCATTGGGTTTGGGTGTGGTGTGGTGAGCGTTCAAGCTTATAATTTGATTAAATTAAGAAAGGATAAAAAATGGCAAGAACTGGAGATGGAATAAGATGCAAGGTGGATTTAAATATCCAAATAATCAAAAATACAGATTTTAAAAATGTAAAAGAATTCTGCGAGGCTACTGGCTTAAGTCTTCAAAGTCTTAAATGCAGATATTTTACAGTTCAAACGATGGATACACTACTAAAATACGGTATCGACATACGAGCTATAGCAAAAGAAAATGGAAAAAAGGAGCTAGAAAATGAGCAAAATTAATTTAACTGATTTTCTTTTAAAAAATGGGTACAAAGTAAATGAGAGTAAAGACGGCAAGATTATCACTGCTTTTAGGCGTGGGCGTGTTATCAAGGGCTTACAAGCTGATTTTAGCGATAAGTATTACGATGATTTTTATGGTGTGGTTACTCGCAAATGCGATGGCAAGATAGTCGATGATGTCAATCCCTCTATGATTTGGAGCTAAAAGATGGATTTAGGACTTGGAGCGGCAACGACTAAGATAACTAGATACAGACTTGGCATGAACTTAGCTAAAGCTGGGTTAAAAGAGAGTTTGCACCGCTTTATTGATAGTGTGGATTGTGAGGATGCAAGACTTACGATTATCTTTACTTCAGTTGTAGCTAAGTTTGAGTTTGAGCATAGCAAAGAACAGATACTAAGTCGTTGTCGTGAGTTTTATAAGGCTCACTCAAAAGAGTTTAAAGAGCTTGGATTTGTGCCAACTAGGATAGAGACAAAAGTCAAAGAGGCAAAAGACAATATAGTCTTTGATCCGTTTTCAAAACCTACTCCACGCAATGCAAGAAAAAAGATAGCCACTAGTGGCTTTGAAAATCAAGCAAAAGACCCAACTGTCTTTGCTGGATTTGAAAAAATAAGAGCAATAATTCAAAAACAAGAAATGGAACAAAACTTATGAGTAAATGTAAAAATGTTGATAAAGCCTTAGCTATGGCCAAAGAAATTTTAGCAGATATTGATGAGATGATAGAAGATCTAAGAAAAGCTGTAATCTGTGATGATGTTGAGCTTATAAAAGAGATAAGCAACGACCTAATATCGTATTGTGATAGCATAAAATAAGGTCAAATTTGGAAGACATATACGACATAGTTGCTGATAGTGGCGCAGATACTTACGGCTTTATACTAGAGAAAAAAAGAGCTTTAAAACTCCTTGCAAAGCTTGAAATCAAAGAAAGTCTAAGGCTAACTAGTAGAAACAAAACCATAGATGAGTATACAAAAAAGAAATTTGCAAAAGAGTATCCAGCTTTACAACCTGAGCTAAATAAAAAGCTTAAAAGCAAATGCCCTTTTAGAGTGCGCTATATAAATTTTAAAAAAGGTGGCAAAAGCCTTACAAACACACTAATAATGCTTGAAAACTCACAAAGTTTAAATGAGCTTTGCAAGAAAAATAAAAAAGCGTATGGCACTTACGTAGAGATTGTTTTTGCTGGACTTTACCAACCTAGTCGTGAGATTTTACCTAAAACTCATAAGGTTTTAAAGGCGTTTTTGGATCGCTTTAACTTTACGTATTACGACCTTAGCAAGGACTTTTTAAGCGATGATGATGTGTGTAATTCAAAAGAAATGTTTAAAAAGTCAGTAGCAGATATAAATGATGGCGAAATTTGGACTGAAAACAAGACTACGCATTATGCAAATGACTTAAAAGATAAGAATATAAAAAAAGTTTTTATTTATGATAAATATATCAAAGAGAGCGTTTATCATAAACAAAGGCTTAGCCCTAAACTTCAACGTTGGAAGCGCATCGAAATGAGAGTAATTGTCAAGCAAAGATGGAGTAAATACAATAAATCAGAGATTTGGAAGTATAACGACATTTTAGATCAGATAGCTGGGCATTATAGTCAGCTTGCCATGTTTGGGATAGATACAAAAATGCTGAAATCCCAACTAGCATATTTTGATGATGGGCGTAGGACTTTGAAAAAAGGCATTAAATTTAAAGAGCTATTAGTAGCTTAAAAGGATAAGAAATGAATTTATTTAACGACCATTTCCAAAATTTCAAAAGATACAACGTGCCAAAAGCTCAACTAGTCATAGCAGACATTCCATACAATCTTGGAATAAACGCTTACGCTAGTAATTCCGCATGGTATAAAGATGGCAAGATAGCAAACGGCGAAAGCGACAAAGCCGGTAAAAGCTTTTTTGACACAGACAATGATTTCAGGGTGGCAGAATTCATGCACTTTTGCTCCAAAATGCTTATAAAAGAACCAAAAGACAAAGGCAAAAGCCCATGCATGATAGTGTTTTGTGCATTCGAGCAACAAGCACCACTCATTGAACTAGCCAAGCGTTACGGATTTATGCATTATATAAATTTAGTCTTTCGCAAGAAATCAAGCCCATCAGTTTTAAAAGCAAATATGAAAATAGTAGGCAATTGCGAGTATGGACTTATTTTGTATCGCGATAAACTACCCAAATTTAACAACGATGGCAAGATGATAATGAACTGCATAGACTGGCAAAGCGATGGCAAAGACATGCCAAAAGTTCATCCGACACAAAAACCAGTCAAGCTTTTAGAGTATCTTGTCAGACTTTTTACAGACGTCGGGGATGTAGTTATCGATCCATGTGCTGGAAGTGGTAGCACTTTGGTTGCTAGTGAAAATTTAGGACGCAAAGCTTACGGCTTTGAGATTAAAAAGGACTTTTGCAAACTTGCAAATGAAAAGATGTTTACTAGAGTTCAAAAAACATTATTTTAAAAAGGATAAGAAATGTTTAACAACAAAGTAGTTTTTAGGCGTGATGAGGGCTACCCTCTTACAAAAAGCGATATTTGGAGCGTTTTTTTACATAAGGGCGATTTTGTAGAGCTTATAAATATACAAGACCACAGCAAAGAGTGCATAGCTCATAAAAGTGATATTTTAGAGATTTGCGATAATAAAATAAGCTGGTATTGGGAGTTTAGCTCACTTGTAGGGGATTATAAAATGGCTTATCAAAGATATAGTATAAAAGAGCTTTTAAGCCTTTATACGCTTGAAAAAAGAGACTTCGCCCCTATGCTTGGGCTTGGCTTTAAAATAATGGAGGATTAAGATGATAAGCGCTGGTGAGTTTAGAGAAATAGGTTTTTTAATGTGTGTTTTTGGGCTGATAAACGCTGAAAAAGATGACAACGAAAAAAAGAATATAAAAGTGCTTAAAGCTTTTCAAGGTGCTATAAATAGGCTTATAAATACGTATGACAAAGAGAGCCAACAAAAAGCCAAAGCAAAGGCTAAAAAGTTTTTAAGTGTGATAGTAAACAGAGCCGATAAAAAAGAAGACTTTATTATAGAGCTTAGATACCTAATCTGCTTTATGTGTATGATAAGGTTTGAGCCAAACGAAAGAAAGATGCCTATAAACGACAGAGTAAGTACGTTTTGGGGTAGATGGCGTAGAAAAATCATCGATTATCTGTACGCAGTGAGCGATGAAGTAGAAGAAAGGCACCTAATTCATACTGAAGAATATGGATATAGAATTTTAGGAGAGTTCAAATGACAAGCAAAAGATGTGTTTTTAAAAAAAGAGAAAATAAAAGGAGTAGAAAATGAAAATATGTAAAAAATGTGAAACGATAACACCGGACCACTTTGCCAAATGTCCAGCATGTGGATATAAACTAAGCTTGACAAAACCAGCTGAAAAAAAGTTTAAACAAATAGTAGAGCCAAGCGATGAGCTACAAGATCCAAATAATGGCTTAGCCGTTAATGGCGATATCGATGATTTAAGAATATAAAAGGAGGCAATCATGCAAAAAAGATATTTAAGCACCAAAGAAGCTACTGTTTATCTTGGGTTTGCACCAAAGAGCAATATATTATCTGTTATGAGAATGCCAAAAAATAAAGACAGATACCCAAATCCACCAGAGTATATAAAGCTTGAAAACGGATCGGCGAGGTATGACACGCTAAAGCTTGATGAATGGATGCAAAGCCATCCATTTTATAATCATGAATAAGCCTTAAAATGGGATTATTTGATAAATCCCATTTAAGCGTAAATATGTTTTAATTTTTAAAACTAAGTGATTTTAAATTTGGCTTTTGGTAAAATCAGTTTAAATTCAAAAGGTTAACCATGCAAAATAATAATTTTTATACGTTGCATTTTGATTTTAGTACTGAGAGCGGAGCTAATTTTTTTAAAAACGTATCAAGTTTTATCTCTAGTATAGATGAGCTAAATACTGCATTATGTAGCTACATAGACCAAGAAATAACCACTTGCGTATCCATAGAACAAGTAGAGAATGGCTCACTTAAAGCAAAGGCGAGAGATACATTAAAGAATGTCGATGATGATAAACTAAGGAGATATGTGAAAGACCCAAGAGAAGCCATAGCTGATTTTTTAATAAAAACAAAATACAAATTAATAGAGCTGTTGGATGAAAAGCCTAAACTATTAACGAGCAAAGCTGATGAAATAGTTTGTGAAGTTTTAGAAGAAACACAGCTCAAAGACTACGGCTATAAAAGTAATAGAACAGCCGTATTAAAAGCACTATCCAACCTATCACAAAATGCAAAAGGATTTAGTATGCCACCGCGTATAAATTTAAATGGTAATGAACAAGAAGTAAAAAGTGGATATCAGTTTACCCTAGATGAACTCGATGGAGTTATGAAACAAAGAAGCGAACTAAAAGGGAGTTTTATTATTAAAAAACCTGATTTAGCAGGAGCTAGTAAATGGACCATTATCAATGATAAAGCAATAGATGTCAAAATTATCGATGAAGAGTGGTTAAAAAAACTAAAAAGCCACGAAATAGCATTAAGATATGGCGATAAAATAGCTGGCACGCTTATATCGACTTCTTTTATCGACACTGATCTAAACGTGATTAATACAGAGTATATTTTAAATGATATTTTAGAGATACAAACACCAAACAACAATGAACAACAAGAATTAAAAATTTAATCAAAAAATATAGCTAAATGTTGAAAAAATCAAAGGAATAATATGACAAGTGATGAATTAAAGGCGTTTTGCAAAGAACAGATTCAAAAGGATAAATATGAGTGATGAAAACATAGTTAAAAAGGTATGCAGTGAGCTGGGGATAACTCAAAGGGAGTTAAGTGAGATTTTAGGCGTGCATATTACAGCAGTCCAAAAATGGGTAGCAAATGCCGATAACTTACCACTTCAGACGCAAAAGACGCTAGACATAGTCTTAGAAAACTACAGATTAAAAAGCAAAGTTGAAAAGATAGATAAGATTTTAGCCCTAATTGATGAGCTTAAAAAGGGGTGAAAGTTTCTTTTACCCCTTTTTATACAGACTATTTCTGTATAAAAAATTAAAATTTAAAGATATTTTCTATAAAAATACTTGACAAATAAAGATTATTTCTATATAATAACTATATCAATACAGAATAATTCTGTAAAGTTATTTAAAATAGAGTTGTTAAATTTAGTAAGTTGTGGTAGAATACTGAAATGAACGAAGTTATAAAAAACATAGGCTTAGGCATATTTGTAAATGGTGCCTTTGCTTGGCAGTTTGCAGGTGCTCCCTTAGAGGGTGCTTTAGCAGTAGCAGAAGGTATTATTATAATGTACATCGCTACACAACTCAAAAAAAGGAGTAAAAACGATGAGTAACCTTTTTTTAATCCTTTCTACGGCTTTAACTATAGGTTGTATTATAGCCTATATAAAAGCTTATAAAAAAGACAAAAAACGCCAACACTAACTAATTTTTAACGCTCTATTTTAAAAATAAAAAAATGGAGCGTTATTATGCAACTTACAAATCAAACTTTATTTACAACAGAACAAACCGCGGAGAATTTTGGCACAACTATTCAAAGTTTAGGCTATTCTAAACGCAACCACGCCGATGAGCTTATCGAAAATATCCACTATTTTAAAGCTTACGAGCAAACAAAACTCAAAGCAATAGAGCAAAGCAACAAAATCGCAAACCTGCAAGCTATCCAAATATCACAATGTAATAATAGATTTTTACACCAACATCAGCTTATAAAAGCGTATGAAAGAAACATGGGCGAACTTATAGATAAAAATATCTTTTTATCTAAACAAATTTTAGAAATAGAAGCTAAATTTACGCCTAAATTTTCAGCTAGTTCGCAAGAATTTATAGAGTTTATAAATTTGTTTATAAACTACGGTAATAGGCATCTGTTGGATAAGAATTTAATCAAGCTTAGAAAGATTAGGGATGTTATCCACTCATCGGCTTAAAAAAGGATAGTGGGTTTAACCCCTATCTGCTAAACATCTTAAAGTCCCTCTATAAAATCAGCCCACCACTGCAAAAGTCTAAAATGCTCATCACTGTTAAAATCTCTAAAATACGCTTTATCTACGTCGCTACCTCTAGTATGTAGCAAGACCTCATCAATGATGCGTTTTTCAAATTTAGCCCTTTTTTCGCCGTTTAAAGTCTCAGTTTCACGGATGGCAAAGGTTGATAATATACTTCTAAATCCGTGAGCGTGGAGGTCGTTTATCCCAAGCTTTTTTATAGCAAGCATTAAAGTCCCCTCACTCAAAGCCCAGCGACTTATCGGACTGTAAATTTCAGAGTTAAAGACTAAATCACTCCCACCTACTCTATTTTGATTTTGTATTTCAAGTATATCTTTTGCTTGACGTGATAGCGGTATTCTTGCTTTTATGCCAGTTTTATTATCTTTTTCGTCAAAATATATAAAGCCGTTTGCTAAATCCACTCTATCCCAGCTAAGCTCTCTTATTTGGTGTGGGCGTTGAGCCATTAAGAGATTAAGCATAAAAAGATTTTTGATTACTGGCTTTATATCTGAGTTTTTTACTAGCTCTATTATCTCTTTTAGCCTTGTTTTGTCGATGACTGCTTTGCGGTGTGTGACTGCTAGTTTTGGATAAAGCTCGTTTATATCTTCTATGATTTCAAGCATAAAAGCATAACTTTGTATAAAGCCCTTAGCTCTTGCAAATTTAAGCAAATCCCTTATGGTCGCCATGACTTTTTTTGCAGTTGTTAGACTCATGCCTTTTGAATTTTCTACTATATCTTTTTTATTTAGCTCATTTATAAGCTTATTACCTAAAGGTTTTAAAAGCCATTTGCTTACTTGATTGACTGCTTTGCGGCGTTTATCATAGTTTTTTGGATAGTCTTTGCTTGTTTTGTCTAGTATGGGCGGTATTTTTATATCAAGCCACTCATAAAAAATCTCTTTTACTGTTTTATCTGTTTGGGCTGTTTTAACCATTATACCAAGCTCATCATTTTTATAAAGCTCTTTTGCTTTATCCCTAGCCTCAGCTAAGCTAATAAGATTATAATCAGCGATTGAGATGTAGCCTCTATCTTTTTTACGATATTTATAAATCTTAGAAGTTGCAAAGCAAACTAAATATAATCTGCAAGTTGTATCAATAGCATAAACGCTACTTTTACCGCCTTTAGTGTGGCTTAACTTTTTTACTTGTGCCATGTTTAGTATTTTTATAGCCATTTTATGCCTTTTTTGAATTTGTTTGGTATAGCTTTTGGCATAACCAAAACTGCTTTAAAGTATGATTTTTAGGTATATCTGCAAAAATACGGCATAAATTTAAAGGTAATTTTTTATAATTTTTACTCTTAAATTTAATGTGATATACCTAGATTTATACCAAAAAAGCGTAAATAATTATAAATTAGTTTAAATAAATTTAAATTGAAAGTTTAATCAAATAATGATTATATCGGCGTTTAATGAATGTATTTAAATAGATATAAATATGATTAAAAAGTATGGATGGTGCGCCCTAGAGAATTCGAATCTCTGACCTTTTGAACCGCAATCAAATGCTCTATCCAGCTGAGCTAAGAGCGCACATTAAATTAAAGAAGTGGAATTATACAAAATACTTCCTTAAAAAAAGCAAAAATTTAAACCAAATTTGACTTTATATAGTTTTATTTATAAATGATTTTATTTATCAAAATATAAAATTGCCTTAAGCAAAAAGTGATAAAATCACGCTCAAACTTTGATTTAGGAGTGATAGTGAAAGAACAATTTTCCAAATTTTATAAATTTAAACTCATAATAATCCTAGCTTTTATGTCCTCACTAGCACCACTAGCTACTGATATGTATCTTCCAGCTCTTGGCGAAGTCCAAAAAAGCTTTGCTACAAACTCATTTTTAACCCAGCTCTCTTTGGCTTCGTTTTTCATAGCATTTTCGCTTGGACAGCTTGTTTATGGACCACTCAGCGATGTTTATGGACGCAAAAAGCCACTATATGCTGGAATTTTGCTATTTATACTCTCAAGTATCGCTTGTATCAGCATCGATTCTATTTATAGTTTTATATTTTTTCGCTTCACTCAAGCGCTTGGTGGATGCGTTGGAGTAGTCATCGCCATAGCCATAGTAAATGATAAATTTAACGTCAAAGAAGCTGCTGGAATATTTGCTTTGATGATGGTGGTTTCGTCTTTAGCCCCTATGCTTGCACCTACTTTTGGTGGTATTTTTTTGGATTATTTTTCTTGGAAAGCTATATTTAGCGTGCTTTTTGGGCTTGGGATTTTGCTTTTTTTGATGATAATGTTTGGGCTAGATGAAAGTGCAAAAATCGATAAAACGCTAAATTTAAGCCCAAAATCTGTATGGCAAAACTATAAATTTATACTAAAAGATAGAAGATTTAGGATATATGTATTTTCAGCTGGATTTGCTCTGGCTGCGATGTTTGCTTATATTACTGGATCTCCTTTTGTATTTATAGAACACTTTGGACTAAGCCAAAAAGAATACGGAATCGTCTTTGGCATAAACGCTTTAGGATTTACGATTTTTGCAAATATTAACGCAAAATTAGTCCAAAAATTATCTCCATATCAAATTTTACCTTACGCATTTTTATCTATGCTTTGTTTGGCTATTTTACTCACAATAGCTGGATTTATGGGGCTTGGATTTATTTGTATTGAAATTTTTATATTTCTTGCGGTCGGCTCACTTGGCTTCATTGTGCCAAACACAACAACTCTTGCGATGGCTAGATTTAAGCAAAAATCAGGCTCAGCGTCTGCTATTTTAGGCACTAGTGAGTTTGCGATAGCTGGGATTATTTCTTTTATCGTCGGAGCGTTTAAGGCGAATCACCCTTTTTCACTTGCTATCATAATGGCAACTTGTGTTTTGATAGCTTGTACAATCTACCTATCTTTGAATAAAAAGAGATTTTTAAGCGGTAAAAAATAGTAGTTTAACACAATTTTGTCGCTAAAGAGATTTAGAGCTTACGACGTAGTCTTTTGCGAATTCGTATATCTATAAACTTCAAGAAAGTACCTAAAAATAGCACTGTAAGTGGATAAGTAATAATCATAATAAATAAAGTTATTAAACTTTTTGAGACTGCATCTGCAAAACTTTTAATTTCAAGGTCACAAATGCACCAAGCTATCATCCACGCAGTAATAAAGATAGTCAAGCTATAAATGGAGCCTCTAAAAGTCATATAATCTTTCATCTTCATGAGTACATTTTACCTAAAAAAGATAAAAAATACAAGATACACAAGTTGGTCTAAGTATCTTGTTAAAGAGATCAAATTTGAAAATATAGATCAGTATTTAAAAGAAACTATAGAGATTCTCAAATCTTTAAATGCGTGTAATAAATGATAAAAATCGATAAAACGTATCACTTGTGGAAGCAGGCAACAAATCAACAATATATAAAAAAATATAGATAAGTGTAGCATAAATAATAGATGAAGCGATTATGTATTCATCGTTGTTTGTGAATAGCAAAACAATAAATGAAATGATGCAAAGCGCAATAAAAATTGTAAATCTTTTCATAGATACATTATATAAAAAAAGGTAAAAAAATGCAAATTACTCACGCAGGCTAAAAACTATCTACAACACAAATATGAGAACTGCTTATGCAAAAGCTAGATATGAGAGCCAAATGGAGAGTCCCCACGAGTATTTTAGATATGTAGCAGTACTAGACCAAAGAACTAGACCAAGCCATGCCAAGCTTCATGGCACAGTACTACCAAAGAATGATCCATTTTGGGATACAAACTATCCACCAAATGGCTGGAACTGTAGATGTAAAGTCCAAGTCCTTACAAAAAGAGAGCTTGAGCGTAAAGGTATTACACCATTAGCAGATAGCTCTATGCTTAAAAATGTAGCAGACAAAGACTTTGCATATAATCCAGGTAGAGTTGATAAAATAGAGCAAATTTACGAGCAAAAGTTAAGCAAATTTAGCACTACAAATGGAAGCGCTTCAAAGATATTTATTAGTAATATTCTAGCTAAAACTAAAGATTTTAATCATCAAAGAGATTTATATGTATGGCAGCGTGGGCTTGATAGTATGGTAGATAATATTAACAGTGGAAATATAATTAAGGATAAAAATTTACAAATAGCCCAAATAGGCATGATAAAAGATAGTATTTTTATACAAGTTAAAAAATTTAAGCCAAACATATCATCAAAAAGTATATCTATATATCAAAATACGATATTGCATATACTAAGAGATACAAAACCAAATGTTAAAAAACCAAATATTATAGAACTAAAGAGCATAGTAAATATTTTGTATTTCGCTAAGCATTGCTATTTTGATAGAATTCATAACAATATTATTTATTATTTTTTAAGCAGTCAAAAAGATGAAATGATAAATTATGTAGCTGTAAATCTAGAACATACAGTTAAGAAATTCAAAACTGATAATTTTGTAGTAAGTGTAGGAAAGATACCATATAAAAACTATAAATCAACGCTAAAAGAATTAGATAAAAGTGGAAATAGTGTATATATAAAAGTTAGATAGTGCGGACTCGAACCGCCATAGCGGAGCTTTTAGCTCTTGTCTACCTTATACTGACTCATAGCTATCTAACTTTTAATATTATGCATTATACCACAACAAAGGAAATTTATCAAATGAGCGTAAAAATAACAGGCTTTGAAAAGATAGAAAAGAAGCTCGAGCAATTAAGAAATTTAGGAACCAATGTAAAGCCATTTTTAAGCACAGCTGGCCAGATGATAAGAAATGAGATAGAGGGTAGCTTTGAGAAAGAAACTAGTCCGTTTGGCGAGAGATGGAAGCCACTAAGTATATCTACTATCTTTTCTGAAATCAAAGGTGGTATGAGAGGTAGTATGGTAAAACAAAGCATTAACTTTTAATCAAATTTTTGCTATATTTTCACTATCATTTCTCAAAATCAAGGAAATCAATGATCCATAAAACCCATGTTTCTTTCGCACTTTGCGTCTGCTTAGCTCCAGTTGCGGCTCTTTCATATTTTGGCTCATTAAATTTAAGCCAAGAAACTCTTATGCAATTTATCGCTGCCATTAGCCTTGGAGCGTTGTTTCCTGATATCGATGAACCGCAGTCCAAAATCGGTCAGAAATTTACCGCCGTGTCAAATTTAATCAAAACGCTTTTTGGGCATCGTGGTGTGACGCATTTTTTCATAGTTCCAGCTATTTTAGCTGTTTTATTTTTAATATTTTTGCCAGCGAATTCCACTTATATCGCTTTGGGGTCTGGATTTATACTCGGATACACATTACATATAGTAGGTGACGCATTCACTAAAAGTGGCATACAAAACGCATTTTGGCCATTTTTTAAGAATAAAACATTTGGAATGTTGCCAAAAGAGTTTAGATTTTACACCAACTCACCAGTCGAGCTAAAGCTTGTCTTACCACTTACGATGATTTTGTGCGGCATTGAAGTCTATCAAATTTTTGGTAGCGACCTAAAAATAGGCAACCAAAACCTAGAACAAATCTTAAATCAAATTCTAAAAGCCCTACTTTGA